ATGAACAATCTAACGCAAAGACAAAAAGAAATTTTGGAGTTTGTAACCGAGTATATCAAGAAAAACGATACATCCCCCTCATTTAATGAAATAAAGGATAAATTCGGCCTTTCGGCTTTATCCACAGTCCACGAGCATATAACTGAGCTAGTGGATAAAGGATATTTACGCCGAGATGAACGAAAAGAACGAGGGTTATATCTTCCGGCTAAACGCCAACAATACATTGAAGTGCCTTTGATTGGGGTGATTGCTTGCGGAAAACCCATTGAAGCCATAGAAATGCCAGACGAATTTATCAGGGTAGCCCGTGAGGATTCCCTGCGAGGCAATATCTACGCTCTAAAAGCCAATGGTGATTCAATGATTAAGGAGGGTATTTTTGATGGTGATTTTATCATAGTCAAAAAGCAAAATACGGCGGAAAATGGCGATACAGTGGTAGCGATCATTGATGATAACCAAGCAACGCTTAAAAAATATTTTCAAGAAAAAGAAAAAATACGCTTACAACCAGCTAATCCGGAGTTTGCTCCAATGTACAGAACGGAAGTTGAAATAAGAGGTGTTGTGAAAAAAATTATTCGTAATTTAAAATAATTATTGTTTGTAGAAATGCCAGCAAGAAAAAATACTCGGGGGCTGTGGGTTTAGTCTTAGTTTAGCTCACTTTAATCGCTTTCCTTTGGGAATCTACTAAGGTTTTCAGAGAGGAAGCGGATTAAAGTCGGACGCTTCTAAGTTATTCATTCAACCTTTTAGTATATGGGAAACCAAACCAAAACTAAGACGGGACAGACAGCCAAAGTATCGGGTCAATATCGACCGTCAGGTACGAGGACAGAGATAACCCTTTCAAAGGGCGATCGTGTTCCGCCTTATAGCGGTGAAGCTAAATCTTTTACTTTAGTCGACAGGACTAAACACAAGAAATAAGCTTCAAACTCTTGCTGGCATTTATGCAAACAAACTTTGCAAAACACCTCATGAACCAACTACATGAAAATTTTTGTTCACAAGATAAAAGACAAAATGCTCGAGTTTACGAAGCTGTTTTGTATTGAAACAAATTTTTTTCAGCGTTTCGTTATCGTGTATAAGTATTTTAGATTTTTGAACACAGACCCAATCGTCAAAGATGTTTTGCAAAAGATTTTCAACGATACGGCGAAAATCATCGGCGAACCCGAGGAAAACATGGACGAGGATAAGTTTTTGAAAGTAAAAGGTGAAGCTCTTTTTTCCCGTGAGTTTTGGGTATATTACACCAATTTGGAAGTAATATACGGGAAAATGAAAAAACTACAAAAATGTAATTTAACGGATAAAACCGAGCTTGAACAATTGTCTAAATTGTTTTCCAAACCGTATTCCAAGAAAATGTTGGAATTGTCTTTTGAGGTGGTGAACAGCGAGGTTTTTACCCGCCTTGATCAAGAAAGCTTTTGTACCGAGGACGAAAAGGACGGCGAAACATATTTTGACGAGCAAAATGGTGTTTTGTTTATCAAAGGCGAAAGAGTTGAGATAAACAAACAGGATAAAATAACCAACGCCCACAAAATACTCCGACATATTTTTGTTACTAATAAGGACAATACCGCCGATGATTTTTTCTTTTCCGAAATTGCCGAGGATGAATTTCAAGAGCTGGATTATAAGAACAGGGCTAATAATTGGCGTAAATATGCGAGAGCTTGCGAGCATATTAACGAAAAGGTCAAAGAACAGACCGGTGAAGCAATAACCGACTTTTTAATCTTTAATACTGGCGATACCTCCAAGGTGAAAATCAATCAAAAATACCTCTAATTTACACCTAAAAAACAAGCAGAAAATCCCTTAACTTAGGGATTTTTTTGTTTTACACCTAACTTTACCCGTAACTTTGGTGTAGGCGGTTATTTTATAATAGAGCCACGCAAACTAAAAAGGTCGATTTGCGAAACTTTATTCATCAAGAAAGCAAAAAACTATGTATAGACTTATCGGTATCCTCAAAAAAGAGGAAACCCAAGAATATGTCTGCAAAGACGGAACTCCGGGCAAGAAACGAATTTTATTCGTTGAACCGGAGGGATCAATCTACCCGGTCAAAGTCAGTGTCAGCGACATGGACTTGAAAGCCGGCAAAATCGGCGAAAAAGTAACCTTGGATGTGGAAATTTATCCTTTCTACATTCAAAACAAAACAAGACAAAAGGCTTTCATGGATATTTATATCCCTAACAAGAAATAAGTATGGACTTCATAACCGCTACAACCACGTATGTTATTGCCCACCAAGGCAATAGTTATTACGCCACATCGGCGATATCAGTATTCGCCCTCACGGACAAAGCGTTGGACTTGATAAATTTTTTCAGCCAACTGCTAACTGTTTCGTTTGGAATATTGTTTGGGTTGGTTGTGATTATGATTCTCCTTATTATTTTCTCTTCCTAATATGACCGGACTAATCACAAATTTATTTTCCGGATTGGGTTTGAGTCTTGTGTTTCCTTTGGTCTTATTCATCGTCTTATCAATATTTTTAACGATTATTTCGGGCAAATAGTATGTGTTCCATATATATCTTACTACTCAACTCGTGCTACTTAGATGACTTCCAAATGATTGGAGCTGTCTTTGCTAAAGCGATTGTGCTTGGTTTGATAATCGGAACAGTGGTCGGCGTACTAGTTTTATTCGTTAAAAAAATTAACTCTTAAAAACATATGACTAATAAGATCAAAAATCTTATTTCAGCCAGCCAAGTTAAAACTGCTTCTTTGCTAACTGCCATTGTCGGCGGTGTAGCAGTAGCAGGCAACGCTTTCGCGGCAGTCGATCCGGATGTGGCCTCTACGACCCAGCAAATGGTGTCGGTGATGAAAGAAAATGTAACTGGTGTTATCAATTGTGCCAAGCCCCCGCCACAGGTTTAAAGTTTATAAATTTTTTCTATGTCAAAAATCATAATTTATGTTGAAGATATTAAACACAAAGAAAATGATGATTGCCGTTGCCCTGATTGCTGTCGGTATACTGTTTTCTGCCGGCCTCGCAAAAGCAGACAGTCCAGTCGGCGATGTGGTTCAGTTTGCCCCTGCGTCCAATTGGTATGCATGGGTGATTCGTTACCTAAACGAAACTGGACGAGGGCAAACATTCATAACACCTGTGGGAACAACAGGCATAAGCACTGTGGCGATGAAGCTTTGCCGAACAGCAACTCTAACAAAACCGAAGACCATAACGCTTTGCACGACGGCCACCACTGGTTATTACGCTGGTTGTCAGACACCTTTGGCTTCAAGAACATTCTCAGCGAGTGAATTAAACACATTGATAAATTATGACGCAAGTTGTTCGGGCAATCTCGAGGGTGGAGCAAATGACGGCGCATATTACAAATGGGCGTATTTTACATTTAATACTCCTGTGGCTGTTTCCGGAAATACCAGTTATTTTTTCCTGTTAAATTCGGCTTCATCCGCCGACAATGAAACCGGCAATCCATTACCATTGATGTATAACAATTGCAATTACTTGGGTTCAAGTGCGAATTATACCAGCGGACAAACATATAATTATCACGGTTCAACAAGATATGCCGAATCCGATGGGGCTTTGTGCGATACGCTTTTCAAAGTGTTCAGTGCCAACCCGATTGTTATTCCATTTGCCATTACATCACCGCAAAATAATGATCCGGAAGTAACGGATACTTGGATAACAGTAACCGGCACTTGTCCGACAAACGGAGTAAATAGAATTGGATTAACTAACGACTGCTTGGGCTTCGATAAAATAAATTACAATACTACTTGTGCGAGCAATACATTTTCCGCTCAATTCTATTACAACGGGCTTGGCGACAAGCGAGTGATTGCGAGAGAGGCCAGCAGTACATCCGGCGACTGCGTGGACTACGATGATAAAATGGATTTCAAAACTGTAAGAACGATTGAAATAATCAATGGCTATCCGGATAATTGGTATTTCAATTTTGATTATTACAATGACTATGACATCAAAATAATATCACCAAAGTTTGACACGGCATTAACTTTGCCAATCAGCTCAACATCATCTCTGTTTACATTTCAATTTATTTATCCTGCTTCGTCCACATTAGCTAATCTGCAATTTACTATTAAACAATATGATCCGAGTGGCAATCTACTTAACGGCAGTTATCATGTCAAAACTTTGTCTACTATGGCTAATACGCAAAGTTATGCGGTTACACTCTCGGCCTCATCAACAACGCCCTTGCATTATGTCGTCCAACTCACGGAAAGTGGAGAAATGAAAAGACAATATCCGTTTGGTATCTATGTTTCGGATATTGACTACATATTCAACACGACAGACAATCAATATTTTTTCCCTCGTTTGGTTGATCTCTTGAAAACAAAAATAATCTTCAATTATTACTTTGCTTTTCATGACGGTTTTTATAACTTGTTCAACGCCAGTTCTACTGCTCCGACTGATACCGCATTGGACATTACTTTCAAAACCGTTTCGGCAGACAAGCAATACAACACGGATATTAAAATCTTTTCCGCCAGCGACCCGAATGTTAAGAATTTTGCCAACGGATTGCGACCATACATTGTTGCTTTTCTTTGGCTCATTTTCGCTCTGTATTTGATATTGCGAGTTTCTTATTTATTCAGCGGAAGTAACCCCGAATAATATGTTTGACCTCATCGAAACAATCCTCGTTAAAATATTTTCACTCCTGCCTGACGCTGATCCTAACAATTCTGTCATTGCGTCCGTCAATAGTGCGTTTGCAGTTATCACGCCCACTATTGGAAAGATAAATTTAATCTTTCCAGTTTATACGCTATTCAAAATATTGCTTATGGTTTTGTTCGTAGAAATGACAATTTTTCTCATTACACTAGTTATTAAAATGGTAGCTTCATTCAAACCACTATGATTACTATTATCACGGGAAAACCCGGAGCCGGAAAAACTTTGTTCATGACTTATACCGCTCTTGAAATGTTTTTGAAAGGTTTTGATATTTACGCCAATTGGAAATTGGACTTTTCGAAGTATGTGGAAATAAAGAAAATCAACAAAGAAAAATTAGGCAAAGTATTTTTCTGGTCGGAAATTCCGGAATTGTTAAGCATAAAAGGCGGACAGATATTCATCGACGAAGCCCAAGGGTATTTTGATTCAAGGGAGTGGCTAGAAATGCCACCGTCGGCAAAACAAAAATTCTCTGCCCACAGGCACGACATTAGAAAAGATGATGACGGCAATATTATACCGCTTGATGTTTGGGCTGGTGTCCAACATATGAGCAATATTGATAAACGCATAAGAGATTTGGGGCAACACTTTATTGAAGTTAGAAATATATTTCGTTTGTTTTTCATGACTTCATATTTCGAACTTCACGATCTGAAAGACGACACAGTAAAACGCCAAGCGGTGAAAAGAAACTTTTTTATGTTCAATAAATTAAAAGCCAATTGCTACAACACGCACGAAGCCGTCAACTTTATTGAGTATGAAGAATTTCCATATTATAGAGAATATAAAAAAGAATTCTCTAACGATAACACCGGACTGATACCAACCTCCGACGATATTCCTCCATATCACAAACAGCAGAAAAGGGACAGGATTCGTTAGAACCCCTGCTCGATGACGATAAAGGACTTAATGGCCTTTTCGCCTTTCTTCACTTTGTAGCCGTTTTCGAGCCAACGGTTAAAAGTTAAACAATTACTTTTCGGATCGTAATTGTTTGCCTCATCCTGACCCCAGCGGTCAAGAATTTGGTCTTTAACAAGCTCGGCAGTGGTTGCCGAACCTGTCCATGTGGAAACGAGTTTTTCCATACTCTTAATAAATACACGGCCTAAATTACTGTCCGTGGCAGGCCGTTTATTGCCGTATCGGACAAGGCTTGAAAAGAGCGTCTGATAGCTTGCCATAGTCAAGGTGGAGAGCGAAGCTACTACCTTTACTCTGGATAAGCTGACGCTAAAATTAAAAGCCCTGATACGGGAATAAATAGCATTAGGTTTTAACAATCGAATATCCGATTCCGCAAGCAATTCTTTTTTCGTCCGTCGTTGCCCGACGGCGAAAAAAAATGCTTGCGAACGGTTACGAAGCAAAACAAAGCTTTATATCTAATCTTGATTATATCCACACATCTAAAGAAAATTGTTATGGCTTTTCCCTACAACATAAAAGTTGTTGTGTCGGGCAAACAAGTAGAGGTCTATAAATACAAAAAGAATGTCTGGCGGGATTTTGAAAGAACGCAACCAAGCGTGCAAACAAAACAGGAAAAAGAGCCGAAACAATTGGACATATTTGAGAAAATTAAACTGCAAAAACAAAAACAGAATTTTTCAGTCAATCGGACACGAACCGAGATTCGCCGATTGATAAATTCTAACCCCCAGTTAAATAAATTTATGACTTTGACTTTTGCCGACAACATCACCGATCTAAAACAAGCTAATTATGAATTTAATAAGTTTGTTTTAAGGCTGTCTTACAAATACCCAAAGTTTGAATATCTGGCCGTGCCGGAATTTCAAAAGCGTGGTGCGGTACATTACCATGTTATCTGTAATTTACCGTTTGTTCACTATAACGAAATTTTTGAAACTTGGGGACAGGGCAAAATTGATATTAAGAAAGTCAAAGATGTAACGAATTTAGGTGCGTATGTCTGCAAGTATTTGGGCAAGGATATGTTTGACGAGCGGACTTTTGGCAAGAAAAAGTTTTTTCGTTCGCAAACATTATCCGAAGCAATAGAAATACTGGGATATTTAGCGAAAATATTTGTTGAAAGATTTTTGTCATTATTAACGCCGGTATTTGAAAAAACATTTGAGAGCGAATGGCTTGGTGAAGTGGAATACAAAGCCTATTCTTTGGATTCTTTCCCATTTCTGAATGGATTTAACAAAATGATGTTACTCCGGCCGATATGATAACGCTTTCTAAATTCAAAGAATTGACGGAAGCGGAGGGGTTGCAACTGACCGACGAAGAGGCCGAGGAAGCGAGAGAAAACATATATCAGTTATTAGAAATAGCGTTTGATGTTTGGATAAAAAATATTAGAAAGCCCGTTGTATTGCCTCTTGATAATAAAGCATAA